CGACCATATCATTTTTACAGATGCTTGGCATCCGGGTATTGTCAATGTAAAATATATGAGTGAACTTTTAAATATTCCTGTTGTAACGCACGGACTTTGGCACGCGGGTTCATATGACCCAAATGACTTTTTAGGTCGTCTCGTAGGAGATAAACCATGGATACGACACGCTGAACAAGCAATGATTGCATCATACGAACATAATTGGTTGGCAACTAAGGCACATTTTGATTTAATGAATAAAACATATGATATATATCATGATCCAACTTTCAATAAGACAGGTTGGCCCATGGAATATACACGCAATATGATTGAACCAAAGCGTTGGGTATTAAAAGAAGATATCATTGTGTTTCCGCATCGCATTGCACCAGAGAAACGTTTAGATTTATTTCAAGAATTAGCTGCTCGACCAGAATTGGCACATTATCAATTTTGTGTAGCAATGGAAATGAATTTGACAAAAACAGAATATCACGAATTGCTTCGTCGAGCTAAATTTGCAGTGTCATTTGCAGATCAAGAAACATTGGGCATTTCAATGTATGAATCAGCGTGCGCAGGAGCATGTCCAATTGTTCCAAATCGATTATCATATACAGAAATGTATGACCCAATGTTTAAACAAGCAGACAGTGTAGATGAAGCGGTAGCAGCAATATTGCGATATGAACAACACAATATAGCTGGACAAATTACACAATTGGTAGACAAATTACATAATAAATTTTTTTCAGCAACTAAATTAATTAATAAACTAAAGGAATACGATGGCAGAAAATAAAAGATTCATATACTTTCCATCTTTATCTGCAGGATCTATGGTATCTGCATTTAAGAAAGATATGAAGTTCGAAAGCGGCGATCCAGTAAAATTCTTTGATTCTAGATATCCTGCAGAATGGAGACATCCATACTTTCTGGTTACGGCAGGGCATCATTACAAGAAAATGGATTTTCGCGATCAATTGGGATTAGAAAAAGATGTGCTAGTATTTGGTGACTCAGGAGGTTATCAGATTGCAACGGGTGCATTACCATATAGCAATGAATTACGAGAAAAGATATTTCATTGGTTAGAAGCAAATAGCGATGTAGCAGCTAACTTAGATATCCCACCTAAAACAAAATATCGCAATCAATTTGCACATTGTGCTGACATTAGTTTTGATAATTTTGCTTGGTTTGAAAAACATCAAAGCGGTAAGACAAAATTCTTAAACATGTTGCAAGGTTCAAATACCGATGAATATACTTGGTGGTATCATAAATTTAAGCATTTTGATTTTCAAGGTTGGGCGATTGGAGGCCCGCAAAAATTAGTTGATTTCATGTTTGCGGTTTCTTTGATGCTTAAAGAGCGCGAATTTGAAAATAAACGATTAGAATATGTTCACTTGTTAGGCATTAGCAAAATATCAGATTTCTTTATTTTGGCTACATTGCAAAAATTGATGAATGCGCATACCGGAAATAGAATTTATATTACAACAGATTCTTCTTCTCCGGGTCAATATCCAGTATTTGGAACATATTTGCATTCAACAAATTACAAGTCACAAACATTTTCTGAATTGTATTTTCCGAAGAATGCTGAATATCGCAGAAAGGCACATATCAAACAAGGTAAAACCGGAGAGGTTGCAATTGATTTAACTCAACATGTTCCTTGTGCATTAGGTTGTCCTGCCTGTAAAGATTTTACATATGAATTGCTAGGCGGAAAGACAGATGCAGGTTTAGATCGTTATTCACAGGAAGCTATGCCAAGAATGGTAGTTCACAATACGCATTTGTATGTACAGGCAGCAAATGAAATCAATCAATTGGTTGATAGTCACGTGGAATTGTTAGAAACAGTAATACCAAGAGACTTATACGATGTAATTTTGTCATTACATGAAATGTTTGCAGATCCGGATTCGGCGCCGCAAGTATATGAAAAATACATCAAAACATATAAAAAATTCGGTGGTAGCAGTATATCGACTACCGATGCAGAAAATTTTAATAAATTCTTTACATTTTAAATTGGAATAAATAATGGAAAAAAGCAAGTTACAATCGTTCATTAATCGTTATTATTTAGCAGGAAACTGCGAAGCGGTTATCTTAAAAGAACAAGAAAATTCAATTAATTGTGAATTGATTGATATGGATCAAACCGTAGTAGGTAAAATTAAATGGAATACGACTCCTTTTATGAAAGGTATGTTGGGTATTAACCACACTGGAGCATTGATTAAAATGCTAGGAGCATTAGGTGAAAATATTGCAATCGATGTAAAAGATGCGGCAGGTAAGAATTATGCTATGAAAATTTCAGAAGGTAGCACACAAGCAACTTTCATGTTAGCTGACACGACAGTTATTCCCGCAGTACCATCAATCAATGCAGAACCTGATTATCAAGTAACCATTCCGGTTAATGAAGAATTTGTTAGCAAATTTATCAAAGCAAAAAATGCATTACCTGATGCAAAGAATTTTGCAGTGCAAGTAATTAATGGACAAGTAAAATTCATTATCAATTATACAACGGTAAATGCAGATAATATTTCTTTTGAAGTTGGCCCCACTAATATTGACAATATGGATCCGGTTTGTTTTTCGGCAGACAAATTAAAAGAAGTACTTGTAGCTAATCGTGGTGATTCAGGAGAATTAAAAGTATCTCCGGATGGATTATCTAGAATTGAATTTAAAGGTTCAGATTTTGAATCAACCTATTGGTTAGTAATGTTACAAAATTAATATGATGATAGTACAAGTAATAAATGAATCATTGAACGTGTTGCCGGCATATGAAACACCTCAAAGTGCCGGTATGGATGTAAGATGTACAGAACATATTGTAATGAATCCAGGCGAACGGGTATTGGCAAAAACAGGCCTGTTTGTAGAAATACCTGCAGGGTTTGAAATTCAAGTTCGTCCTCGTAGCGGATTGGCATTGAAACACGGGGTAACTGTATTAAATACGCCAGGAACTATTGATGCTGATTATCGAGGCGAAATTGGTGTTATTTTAATTAATCATAGCAACACGGTTGTAGAATTTGCTAACGGAGAACGAATAGCACAATTGATTTTGGCTCGCGTAGAACGAATTCAATGGGAATTAACTGATTCATTATCAGGAACAAAACGAGGTCAGCACGGATTTGGCTCAACGGGTAAATAACATGATAGGACAACAAGAAAATACGCTCTGGGTGGAATCATTTCGCCCAGACACTTTAGAAGGATATATAGGAAATGAACACATTATTGAAAAAGTTAAAATCTTTATTTCCAATGGCGATGTTCCGCATCTTTTATTTTATGGATCAGCTGGAACAGGCAAAACGACGTTGGCGAAAATAATCGCAAACAGCGTAGATGCAGATTTAATGTATATTAATGCATCTGATGAAAACTCGGTAGATGCCGTACGAGATAAGATTAAGCGATATGCATCTACTGTTGGATTTAGACGTTGGAAAATTATTATTTTAGATGAGGCAGATTATTTGACACCAAATGCACAAGCTGCTCTTCGCAATTTAATGGAAACGTATAGCAAAACAACTAGATTTATCTTAACATGTAACTATGTTGAAAAGATTATTGATCCAATTCAATCTCGTTGTCAAACATTTGCTATTACTCCACCAAATAAATCAGATGTTGCAAGGCGATTGGTTGCAGTATTAGATGAAAAGGGTGTTACGTATGATATCAAGGATGTTGCAGCAATCATCAATGCATCATATCCAGATATTCGTCGTGCAATCAATGCAGCACAGGCATCTGTTGTTAATAACACGTTGCAATTAGACAAAGCAAGTGCAATACAAGCAAATTACATGACAGAAATATTGGAGATTCTTAAAAATTCAAAAGATAAAAAGGCATCGTTCAATAAAATACGGCAAGTAATTGCAGATAGCAAAGTACGAGACTTTACTCCAATGTATACTTTTTTATATGACAATTTAGATGATTTTGCACATGGTCATATTGCATCTTGCATTTTGATTATTGCAGAAGCACAATTCAAAGATGCAAATGTAGTAGACAAAGAAATCAATATAATGGCAATGTTTGTAAATTTATTAGGAGAATTATGAGTAAATTAAATGTTAATATTGGTCCAAATGATATGCAACCAATTACATGTAAAGAATGCAACGGAATGTATTTTCGTCAAGTAATGGCAATCAATAAAGTATCTAAATTTTTAACTGGTGCAGATAAAGATACGATAGTTCCTATTCCAGTATTTAGATGTGATGATTGTGGATTTGTTCCAGAAGAATTTCAACCAATTAAAGTTAAAAAGTAATGTCTATATCATATCACAAAAGTACAGTAACGGTTGTGTTTAAATCATCTAATCGAAGCAATGCAAAAACAAAAATGAAAACGTTTCGCAATAAATCTATAGATGATATCTTAGATGCAAAGCGTATCATTGGAGTACCAGATACCGCAGTGATTTTAGAATTAGGCATAGGCAAACAGTTAGAAGAACAATATCGTAAAAAATATAAATTATAATAAATGGCAGAAGAAAAGAAAGGTGCAACAATTTTTGATTTAATAAGTGGATTAACTGATAAAAAACGAGAATGGTCGAAATGGTCTGAAACGGATCAAAAGAAATTTTCTCCGTTCATCGTAAATCGATGGTTATCAATGCGTATGGAATTAACGGAATTAATCAATGAATTCCAAACATATACCATTGGACAATTACGACCACAAGAAACTTATAAATTATATCACGATCTTCTGCCTACCAATAAAAGCTTTGCAAAATACATCAAAGGCAAATCAGAAGATAAGTATGATAAGGAATTGATTGCACAGTTTGCAGAGCATTATCAGACTAGCAAATCAGAAGCTGCAGATTATTTAGAATTGATGGATAAGATATCAATTGACCGCATTATTTCAATGTACGGATATAGTGATGGCGATAAAAAGCGAATGTTGAAAGGAATCAAATGAG